AGACGGTGACTTTAAAGTAGACGTAGCGGAAATTAAAGCACGTAACGTTGAGTACATCATGGCGCTAGACAAGTTTATTGCTGCTAGCCAAAACATGATGAACAAGCGCAGGAAAGGTAGCGATACTGTAGGTACTATGGCGGACTTCCTTCCTTCAGACAGTCCCGTTCTTGAATATTTTCCAGAGCTTAAAGATACTAAGGTTCGTCTTACTAGCCCTGACGCAAAGCAGAATGCAGAGGAAAGAAAGACTGGCGGCAAACTTATGGGCGCATACTACCCAGACAGTCAAGAGATAATAGTTTACTTGCCTACTGGAAACTCCCCTTCAGCGGCTATCTCGGAAGAGGCTCAGCTAGGCCGTGCTGCCGCAGCGTTCGGTACCCTTATGCACGAGTTCCAGCACCATCTGCAAGCAACTAAAGGGTCTAAAAACGTAGGCTCTAGTTCATTGGAAGCTGCAGGCAGCAAAAAGCTATTGCAAGATCGTAGAATGGCTGTCAACGACGAGCTAAGGGACATAGAAGAGCTAATCAATGAAGGTCTTCACACTAATGATGATATTACCCGCCAAACCCAGTTACTGGGTGAAAAAGCTACCCTAGAAGACATAGCCGCTAAAAGTAATAACTTTAAAGAGCCGCACCCTATTTACATCCGTGAGTTGGGAGAAGCCGAAGCTAAGGGCTCAGGGCTTAAAGCTCATTTACCTGAAGATGAAAGACGGCAGCTGGGGGTATTCTACCCTACGTCTAACTACCAAGCTAAGCCTACTCTAGATCAGACACAGAAGGCCATAGCTACGGGTGAGATACAACAGATCCCTAATGAAGAAGTGCTCATACGCACTACAGTGCCTGATACTATTCCAGGCTTTAAAACTTACTCTACTCAAGGCGACCCTAAAGCAGTTAAAGGTAAAGGGTTTGTAGATCTACCTAGTTCTGCGTTTGCTGGTCTAGTAGGCCTAGACATGACTCGTAGAGCTTTAACGGACGGACTAGATGAAGAATCTAAAAAAGCCGTAGACGATTACGTACAGGGCCGTACAGGCTTTAAAGCGTCTGATATGTCCTACGCAGAGAGCGACCTAGTTACAGAAGCTCCTATCATTGGCGATGCTTTATTTGCAGCGGACATACTTAGCATGATTGGTGAAGCAAACCAGATGGAAGAGGGCGAAGAACAGCCTGAAGCCATTGATGAGTTTACTGGGGTAGAAACACCCCCATTTAATTTTGAAGCACTAGACAAAGAAGAAGAATCGGATACACCTATGTTTTCAGAGGGTGGATTGATGGATTCAGGAGAGGATATTGAGATGGCGTGTGGCGGCTCACTAGAAAAAGAAGGCATGGGTGTAGGCGGCATCATGTCTATTGAGATTGAAGAAGTACCGCCAGGCTCATTGCCTAATGAAGTTGCGGACGATGTTCCTGCCCTTCTTTCTGAAGGTGAATATGTAGTACCTGCAGACGTAGTTCGTTGGCATGGTCTCAAGACTCTGGAGATGCTACGAACAGAAGCTAAGATGGCTCTCGGTATGATGGCAGAGGATGGTCGCATTAAGACCTTTGGCGATGAAGAGCCTGCTGAAGAGAATGAAGAAGCTGAGTACGAAGAAGACGAGACAGCGGAGTCAGAAGAGCACGAAGCTGAAGAAGAAGACTCAGAAGGCGTCATGTCTATGCCTAAGGTAACAGACATTGACGATAACGACTACGCTAAGCCTATTAAAGCTGCAGACGGTGGTGATGTGCAGACAGCTGCCCCTAAGCCTACATACTACAGCTACACCACTAAACTCAACCCAGAAACAGGTCGTTATGAGTTTGTTCCTGTTGAAGTAGAGACGGGCGAAGTAGTTACTCAAGAGACCTACGACCCTGCTAGGGCTAGCCGCTACAGCGTTAAATCCGTTATGGATGAGATTTATGGCGGACTGGGTGCAGAGGATTCCCCAGCGGAGTGTGGCGAAGGATACGTGTGGGATGAAGAGACTCAATCTTGTGTCCCTGAAGAAGAAAAAGAAGAAGATGTGGTAAAAGGACCTCTACAAGATCCGTCCTCGGGTGAGGGGCCTCAAGCAGAAGGACCTAAAAAGGTGACCCCGTACTCCGAGCAGTTGACTACTAAGATTGCTGAGAACTTGGGTCCTCTGTCCGCAGAGCAGTTAGAAGATCAAGAAGGCGACACCCTAGCCCAGAAAGCAGTTAGCCGCATGATGCAGCCTACCGAAGTAGATACTAGGTTGATGGGACTTCCTTTTGGTATAGCTATCATGGGAGCAAAGTACGCTAAGGATATAGTAGATGTCAAGCGAGCTGCACTGACTCGGTCAGAAGAGTTCAGTTCTGATCCTCTCGCAGAACGTGCATACAACTACACATGGAGTGATCAAACTAACTCATTCGTTAAAGTTACTCCAAGCACACAGATAACTGAATTGGGCGTATCTGCTGATGGTTCGCAGTACGTCAGCGATTGGAATCAGTTAGGTTCTTCAGGCAAAGAGTACAACATTACTAGAGACTTCGACACTCTTGAAGAAGAGGATTGGAATGATATCTTTGATCAGATTGATAAAGACTTTGACGCTATGCCTGCAATAAGCGGAGAAAATACACTCGCTGATCCTGATTACAAACCATCTACTGGAACTTACACCCCACCACCTAAGAATACAGATTCGGGCGGTGACGGTGACAGTGGATCCGCAAATAACGGTCTAGGCTCGGGTAACTCCTCTCAGAGCGAGATGCCAACTCCTACTATTAGCGATTACACACCAACTCCTGATTACGAAGGTTTTGGTGATGACGATGATGGCGGATTTTCAGATAATCCATAATACCAAGGAATACAAACAATGATGGCACCAGAACAAACCCCAGTAGAGGCTCCAGCAGAAGATATGGCTGGTACACCTATGACAGAAGCCCCTATGGAAGATACTCCCATGGAAGAAACTGCAGATACTCCAGAAATGGACATGGAAGTTGTCATGGGTAACTTCTTGGATCTACCAGATAAAGAGCGAGCTATTGCCAGCAAGTTCATCCTAAGCCCTATGGCTCAGGTAATGGATAAGATCCTAGGTCAACCCCTATTCAGCCGAATGAATAAGGCCATGGGCGATAGCACTCTACCAGAGAATGCAGAAGCTCCTATGGCACCTGCAGCGCCTGAATCTGAAGGCATTATGGCACCTGAAGAGACAGCGTAATGGCCTCTCCTAAAGCTACTCGCCTTATAACGTATACAGTATCGGCACAGACAGAGGATCAAGATGCGGTCCTCTATACGTGCCCAGCTAACTGCCGAGCCATGATGTCTCTACTGTTCTTCAGTAATGCTAATGGTAACACTACGGTAGATGTTAATTGGTGGAGAAATAACGGCACGGAGCACGTACACATCGTAGGCGGAAAGAACATGACTACAGGCGAGTACGTTCAGTTCTCAGATGGGATCATAGTGTTTGAGCCTGGCGATTACATGACTATCACACCTTCAGGAAATACTACACCTCATATTGATGCTCTATGCACAGTAGAAGAGATGTTTGTTCCTGTAGGTTAATTGCAGAAGTTTAGTCCTCTTCTCAAAGGGACTTATTATGGGCTACCCATTTGGCCCCCAGCAAAAGGAAATACTAATGGCACGTTACAAACGACAGACAGTTGAAGAAGATACTATTGAAGAAACTGTAGAACAACAGGCAGCTCCTGTTCAGGATAGCGAAGAAGAGACGTTTAAAAAGCGTTACGGAGATCTTCGCAGACATATGCAACAGACAATGGAAGCTAAGGATAAAGAACTTGAGCAACTCAAGAAGAAGCTAGAGTCTGCGCCAAAAGAAGAGCCTCGTCTACCTAAGACAGAAGCGGAGATCATGGCATGGGCAGAGAAGTATCCTGAAGTTGCTAAGATTGTAGATTCCATTGCTCAAAAGCGAGCCAAGGAAGCTAGTAAAGAAGTTGAAGATAACATGGCCGACTTGCGCAAGATGAAGCGCCAGCTAGAGCGTGAGAAGGCAGAGCATCAACTTAAAACTATGCACCCCGACTTTGATAGCATCCGTGCGGATAAGCGATTCCATTCTTGGGTAAAAGAGCAACCTAAGTATATTCAGGATGCCCTGTACCACAATGAGACGGATGCAATTGCTGCAGCACGTGCCATTGATTTGTACAAAGCAGACATGGGTTATATCTCTGAGAAGCGTAGCGATGCACAGCTAGAACGTGAAGCCGCTAGCGCAGTTAAGAAATCAGGGAAGTCTAGCCCAAGCAGTGCTCAGAGCGGAAAGTGGACAGAGAGCAAAGTCGCTGCCCTCAAGCCGCATGAATACGAAAAGTTTGAAGAAGAAATTATTGAGGCTATCCAATCAGGTAAATTCGTTTACGACATGAATGGTGCTGCCTACTAAAAAGTTTTACTTGGAGGGTTGACATTAGATTCATCTTCTGTAGACCTGATCAAGTTTTTATTGCTAATAGAGATGGATTGGCCTCCGTCTCTTGAAGCATAAGATTACCGCCCGTAAAGACTAACCTCATTACGCTGGGCCTCTAAGTACAGCGTCTTTTGGCCGAGACAAGTACAAAGACACCCCTGCAATACAATGAGCCTCTAAGCGGTCATGCGTAATCTATTTCTGTATATGCACGGTGTGTATACGGATTTACATATGCCTGACTAAGAGGATACTACCATGGCATTTCGCTCAGCAGCGGGTTACACTAACCTGCCAAACGGGAACTTTTCTCCCGTAATTTACTCACAGAAAGTCCAGAAGGCTTTCCGTAAGTCATCAATCGCAGAAGCAGTTACTAACAATGACTACTTCGGTGAAATCTCTAACTTCGGTGATTCAGTACGTATCATCAAAGAACCAACAATTTCAGTAAGCCAGTACTCTCGTGGTACTCAGATCACTACTCAGGACATCCAAGACGATGACTTCACTCTGGTAGTTGATCAGGCTCACTACTTTGCGTTCAAGATGGACGATATTGAAAACGCTCACAGCCACGTTAACTTCATGGACATGGCTACTGATAACGCTGCATACCGCCTGCGTGACCAGTACGACCAAGAAGTTCTAGGCTACCTGTCTGGTTACAAACAGTCTGCTCTGCACACTTCAGCTGACACTGTTAACGATGTTGTTAACGGCACTAAAGCTGATTCTACTGCAGGTTCAGATGAACTGCTCCCTGCTCACAAGCTGGATGCAGAAGACTTTGCTAACGGTCAGGTTGTAGCTGATGGCGACACTATCGCATTGCGTCCACGTTTCCCTGGCCAGCAGTCTCAGTTTACTGGTGCTGGTGAAGCGTCTCCTCTGCAGGTAATTGCTCGCATGGCTCGTAAGTTGGACCTTGCTAACGTAGATACTTCAAACCGCTTCATCGTGGTTGACCCTGTATTCGTTGAACTTCTGAAAGATGAAGATTCACGTGTACTGAACGCTGACTTCGGTGGCGCTGGTCTCCAGAACGGTCTGATCCTCAGCAACCTGCACGGCTTCAAAGTGTACCTGTCTAACAACCTTCCATCTGTCGGCACTGGTGCTGGCACTACTGGTGGTTCTAACGCAGCTAACTTCGGTGTCGTTGTTGCAGGTCACGAGTCTGCAGTTGCTACTGCTCAGCAGATCAGCAAAACTGAGACTTACCGTGATCCAGACTCTTTCGCAGACATCGTACGTGGTATGAACCTGTACGGTCGTAAGATCCTGCGTCCTGAAGCTCTGGTTTCTGCACGTTACAACTTGGCGTAAGCCTTGTAATAGGGGGTTGGGGCAATTGCGCCCCTTCTCCCTTTTCTTGTATCTATAGGTTATTAAAGTAAATGGCTACATACATCACACTAACAAATGAACTACTGCGTAGGCTGAACGAAGTTACCATCCCCGATGCTGACTTTGCTGGCGTACGTAACGTACAGGCGCTAGCTAAAGATGCCATAAACAGTGCTGTTCGCCATATTATACAGATCGCACAAGAGTGGCCTTTCACTTTAGTTACTTATTTACAGCCTTCTACCCCTCTAGTCTCTACCTACTCACTACCTTCTGATGCTTCTTCTGTAGATTGGGAAAGCTTTTACTTGAAGCATAGCGATGCTCTTGGAAACAAGGGCAAGAAGCTAGATATAATCAGCTATACAGAATACCTAGAGAAGTACCGCCCACAAGATGAAGCAGGCGCTACAGGCACTCCTACGGCTGTTTTTCAGACCCAGAACGGAGAGTATGGCCTTACTCCTGCGCCAGACAAAGCGTATGAGATAGAGTACAAGTACTACACATTCCCTACAGACATGGTCACTTCTGATGATGTTTGCATTATCCCTGAAAGGTTTAAGCACACAGTTCTTGACGGAGCGATGATGTACATGATGCGCTTCCGTTCTAACGAACAGAGTGCCCAGATACACAAAGGTGAATTTGAAGAAGGCATAAAGACTATGAGACGTTTGCTCATAGATGATTTCATGTCTGTTCGCTCTACTGTAGTGGTACGATAATGGCGGATAACTTACAGATATTTAAAGCATACTGTGAGGGTGGTCTAAACACTAACCGTGACTTGCTCTCCCAAGGTGAGCGCCAGCCAGGATCTGCTACTCGCATGGTAAACTATGAGCCATCCATTACGGGTGGCTATAGACGTATTAGCGGGTATGCAAACAACTACCCTAACCTTCCGGGCACTGGTCCTACTTTAGGTGTCTGTGTTGCTGGCGGAATCCACGAGGGTATTCTAGCTGCTCGTGAACCTACTACGGGTGATGAGTATTTGCATTGGTGGGAAGAAGCTACGTCTACATGGAATGCAGTAGATGTCAGTACAGCTACAGTGCCTTTAACATTTACGGGTATCCAGCGTATTCGTAGTGTACGATACAACTGGAGTGGCGCACGTGTATTGTTTGTAGATGGGGTT